CTTCAAACATGGCAATGAGTTGTTTGCACAAGTCAACACCAATCACATCATCATACACTTGAATAAAATTGTCCATTACTTTATCAGTCCACTCTTTGTTGGAACTGCAATACCACTCGTTTGCTGTGTCCAACCAGCAGCAAGTTCTTCAACTGTTTCAATCATAAACATTACTGAAGATTTAGGAAACTGGAAATTCCCCTTCGGCTCAATTCCTGTCATGGTTATTCCGTTCACAAGCCCCACCCCTTGTTGAGATGCTTGTACCATTCTTGGCTTATAAATTGTGATACTATTAAAATCATCAGAAATATATTTTCCAATAATTTCGGCCCCATTGTTCATTACAAGCGTAATAATTGTGTTTTCTTTCATTTTATTGCAATCGCTCCTACGAATGTGTGGTTTCTCCAAAATGGTTGTATTTTATCAAATCCAAAACCAGCAAGAGAAATATTACTTAGAAGTTCTTTCCAAGTATTAGGTTTCATCATATGGCGCAAAGTTCTTTCCTTGTCCATAATATCTTCAGTTGAAAAGGTTTGTCTTTTGTAATCATAATAATTAAAAGTCATCATATCCTGTAGTCTAGGATCTTCACAAACTGTTTTTTCTGCAAAGATAAATGCCCCACCATAATTAAGTCCATCATATATTTTATGAAGAATATCTCTTCTATGTCTTGGTGGCATAAACTGTAAAGTAAAGATAGATGTGACAAGAGAACAGTTTTCAAAACTGTAGTTACGAATATCATCCTTTACAAAATTAACAGAGGCCCATGGATTCATAGAAGTAATTTCTTGATATCTTTTATCCAAATCTTTAAAGAAACCTTCTGCAATCTCTACACCAACATAATTTGCATCACAACAATGGTCTTGGTTCTCTTCTAAAAGCGCCTGAGTGAGTTTACCAGTTGAACAACCAATATCTACAACATTAGTATCATCCTCTATAAAGTAACGTGAATAGTTTACAACATCACCAAGCAAATGACTGTAACCACGAATAGAATGTTCAATGTGTTCATCGAAACCTTCCTCTCTATGTGCAAAAGTAAAGTCTGCCATTATATAATCTCCTTCAATATTTTATCATATACAGATTCAGCAATAGCCTTCATCATCAGAGGAGGCACCATTCTTCCAATTCTTTCTGATTTCTGATTCCACTTACCAGTTAGTTTGAAATCGTCTGGTAACGATTGAATACGTTTTAATTCACCAAGTGTTAATTTTCTAGGTTCACTCCAATGAAAAGCACCAGCAGTTGTATCATTACTACCCATTGCAGTTAGTGTTGGAGCTGGAGCATATTGGGATACACGTTTGAGATTGAAGTGATGACCTTTAGGATGATAATCACCACCTGTCAGAACCTTGTCTGGATCGACAGGCATAACACTTCCAGTTTGTTTCCAATATGCAGTTTTAGTAAACTTCTCTGTTAGATATTTTACTTCTTCTTCATCATATTCTAATCCAATTAGAGCATCTTTTAGAGGAACAACATCTGGCAACTCTTGTGGAAAGACGTTACCAATAGTCATAAAATTAAGTCCAGCTTTCTCTGTGATATCGTTACGAACACCAATAAAGAAAACCCTTGTTCTGGTTTGTGAGATACCAAAGAAGCGACTATCTAATACCTTTGCAACAACATCATATCCAATATTCTCAAAAGTATTTTGAATCTTATTGAAATATTCTTTTGCCTCTCCAACTGTAAGTCCTTTCACATTCTCTGCAATAATCACTTTTGGTTTAATATCATCAGCAACTCGTAGAAACTCAAAGAACAAGTCCTCAATGTTTTCTACCATCTTTCCATCTGAGTAGTTTTTAGTCTGGCCCCATCCGTCAGAATGTTTACCATCTCGCCCATGTGATAGTTTACCAGCAACAGAAAATGCAGAGCATGGTGGTGAACCGTCTAGAATATCTAGTTCACCCACTTCAAGTCCAGCAATATCTAAAAAGTCTTTACCAGACAACTGTTTGATATCGCCTGGCAAGATTGGTGTGTCTGGATAGTTTTCTCTGTATGTGTTCTGGGCCTCTTCTACAAATTCATTGACGCATAAAATCTTACCACCAGCAAGACGATATCCTGTAGAAGAACCACCCCCACCAGCAAAGGTAGAAATGACATTAAACTTGTTTTGGTTGGATGCTTTAACAACATCTTCTAGATTATATGGCGAATAAATCATTCTTGTTCCTCTCATAATTATCTCTGCAAACGTCCATCATTCTTTTTCTATTTTTAAAATTTATCTCACTATTATTTAGCAGACCTTCAAACAACTTGTCTACTCCAGCATTCAAGTGTAAATTTTGATGTTGTTTTATATTACCATATTTTTCTAGTTCTGTAAAGTCTTTTCTGATAATTTCTTTTTGTCTTGGTGTGTTGACTTCTTGCCAACTCTTAGACATAAGTAAACTTCTGATATCCATACTATCTTTATATGGAGCTACATGAACTTTGCCGTGATTTTCTGCAAGTCTAGTATGTTCTTTGTATCCAGCACAATCTCCGTCTAGATATTCTGTTCTAAACTCATTCCAGTTTAATCTCTTTTGATTATGTTCTTTACAGTATCTTGTATAGTTATCCCACTTCTTATCATTAGAATATCTCATCATGGCTTTCTTTGACACACCAAAATATCCATCTGCACCCCATCCTGTCAAAACATACTTTTCGGTAATCTCTGGGTAAACATAAAGAAAAGGGAAAACTGTTTCAAAGTGAGTCTTTTTACGACAACCATGTTTAACAAGTCTATGCCAATCATCTTCTAAGTTTGTTTTCGGAACAACAATTGTTTTACAATTCCAACCCATATTATCAGAGAACTCTCTTGCAGTTTTGGCATCATAAGATTCTTCACCATCTAAATGAAAAGTGTATGGTTGAACCTTCTTTCCAACATCATGGGCAGCAATAGCAACTGACAAAGAATCAACACCACCAGATAACAATACAGCAACTGCATTATCTTGTGCAGTATCAATTATATGTTGTTTAAGCAGCTTCTTTATCATGTATCTTATTTTTCTTTGGTTCAAGTCTTGGAGCATCTTGATAGGTAAAATGTCCTTTTTTACCACACTTTTCAAAAAGGGCCTCAATCGAAGGAATTATCTCTTTTTTCTTCTCTGGCCAGAGATTGAAATATTTCACATGAGATTTTTCTCCATGATAAAATTCACCATGCAATCTTCTTTTTTCATTGGAAGGATCAACCAACCATTTAACAACTCTTTCCACCCAATTAAATGAATTACCAGACTGTACTGTAGACAACATCATACAATCAGTATTCTCTGTCGATTTTTCCTCTTCTATTTTTCTTACCTTCGCTGGGGGGTAATGAATAATATCCATATCGTCTGGGATATCGTCTAGAGTATTTTTTTGATAAAGCTTTTCTTTGAGTTTAGGACGAACACGATCCCAATCGGAGGGTGTTGCACCTAGAGAGTATGCCCGTTCTTTTACTTTTTCATCTGTATGGGATAAATTAAAGTCTACGATCAAACGAAAACAACTGTCAATGATTTCCTCTTCATTAGTATGCATACTACTAATCTTTTGTCTTTTTGCATTATCCCAACGCAAAATATCTTTTAAAGTATTTTCAGTGCATTTACTCCAAAGTTCTTTTGGTACAAAAACAACTTTCAATTCTTTTACTTTATGTCTAAGAGAAGGCCTATATACAGCTTCTATTGTATGTGTATTCCCTCCACGTTTATGCTTACCAGGCCCATAGTAATCTTCAAGTAGGATTGTTGGCCTCATATATTTCTCTAGATCTTTTCCATGAAATCCTAAAATATCTTTCTCAATTCTAGAAACGTGTGATTCATCAAGGTCAAACATACGAGGTTGGGCTCTTCTCATGTTATAAAGAGTTTCTACATCTTCTTTAGCTGTTCTGAATCCATCTGTAATACCATTAGTAATCTGAATATACAATTGAATTTGATTGTGCAAAGTTTTCTTAACACCACCACTAACATTACTTGAATTAAAAAATCTTTCATCTTTTCTGGCGTCAATACCTTTAAGACACTCACTTTCTGATTTCAGAATATCACCATCTTCTCCAACTTTCAGACACAAAACTCTATGATCAAAACTTGCCATAGATTCATCAAATTCAATCTTACGTTTTTTTACTGAACCTGTGTAATTTGTACCCATAAAAGATTTTGTTGTAGATGCTGTATCAGAACCAAGATATCTGTCACTACCATTTTCATTAAAACCAGAAAAAATAGTAAGATATAGGTATGATGAATTTTCATAATCATCATCATATTCTTCTAAACCATCCAAATAAACTCTATTAAGAGTATGTGGTAGTTGTTCTACATCTTCCCACAACACTGTATCAATATATTCAATTATTTTATTATCATTCATTATCATAGTCATGCAAAAAAATCCTCTAATGTTGTCTGTGTTCCATAAGAACGGTCAATCTTCCAACCAATTTGGTTGCATATAAAAGTCAGAGGCTCAACAAAGGCCTTCTCAAACTGTGTATCATAATCCAAATATTTGTGAATGTCAAGTTCTTTTGGTAATTTTGTCATAAAAGAAATAACACCAGATTGCATATGATTTGGTGTTCTCATATTCAGAAACTTAATCTTCTCGCCCTCTTGAACTAGTGGATACTTCCCTGTAAGTTTTTGTTTTCTGAGAAAGTGATTGTAAAGAATTACACCTTTAATGTGTTGAGGAGCGCCCTTCTTAAAAATACCAGAACTATCACTCCATTTGTCAATACCATT